CTATAGAAGCTCGTCGTAAACAAAGACAACTAAATTCCGCGTTGGACGACATAAATATGTTGAAGAATGAAATCTCTGAAATTAAAACACTACTTAGAGAGTTAGTAAAAAATGCCAGCAATTAACGTCGCAAGAACTGATACCTTTGAACAGCAAAGGGTAAAGATTAACGAAATTGGTTCTCAGTTATTCAACGTTACTTCTGGTGGAAGTGACTTGTCAACTGGTAATTTGAGACTTGGTGATGGACTAGTAACATCGCCAAGTTTGGCATTTGTTAGTGATGATTCTCTAGGCATCTACAAGAATGGAAATGGAGTTCTGGGTTTTGCCAGTGCTTCTAAAAAGATTGCTGACCTATCTTCAGCATCAACAAAATATTACAGAGACTTCATTATCGAGAAGAACAGTCTCGATGGTCTGTTTATTTCTATCATTAATAGTGGAGAAAACTATGATGGTGGTGATTATACAGATGTCCCAGCAATTGGTGGAACTGGAGACTCTGCACTACTAGGATTTACCGTTGATGGTTTTACTGGTTCTATTACAAATACTGGAACGGGATATACACCAGCAGCATATCTAAACATCCCTGTTATTGGAGGAAGTGGAACAGGAGCTACAATTGACTTTACAGTTCCTCAAATTTCGGGATCTGTTACTAATGGTGGTATTAACTACTACCCAGGAACATATAATGGAGTTGCTCTATTAGGTGGAACTGGATCAAATATGACCGCAGATATTGAAGTATCTGCATTTGCTGCAACTGTAACTTCTGGATCAAACTATCCAGATGGTTTATTCAAGAGTATTGAATTGACAGGCGGTTCTGGAACTGGAATTAAAGTTAATCTACAAGTTCAGAATGGTGGTGTTCAACCTTTTGGTGGTGTTGACAGTAGCGAATTTGTTTCCGTAACATCTCAATATCAAGTTGGAGATGTCTTAACGGGATCTATTGTCACAACTGGAACTCAGACTTTTATTGTTAAGTCATCTCTTGGTAATAAGTATTTCTTTGACGGATTTGAGGGTGGCGATTTTTCTATCCTAAAAGGAAAGACATATGTCTGGAACATTAATGATTCTACTAGCGATCAACATCCATTCTATATTTCATCAACTCAAGATGATACTAATTCTATTCTAGGATCTGCAGATGGAGTTACATATGAGTTAGATGGATCTACAGTTACTCCAACAGATTTTCTTGCAAACTTTACTGCTGCTAATACCAGAACAGTAACATATGCTGTCCCAACAAACCCAGCAAATGCCACGGTTTACTATAACTGTAGTGTTCACCCAAATATGGGAGGTGCATTAACACACGCCGATCCAAACGCTCAGCAGGGAGGATTCCAGTTAGTAGTTGATACATTGGGGGGTGTAGTTGAAACCGTAACCATTTCAGACTCTGGAGATGGACTATACACTCTAGGCGATGTTCTTACTGTCGATCCATTAGAACTATACGATCAAAATAATTTACAAGCTGCTGTAGAGGGTTCTGGGTTCCAACTTACTCTTGGTGGAAACTTTGGTGCAATCGAAGAGTTAGATCAAATCTCTGACTTTGGAACTGGATATCAGGTTGGCGATGTATTAACTCTTCCAACTGCAGTTAATAACGTAACCACTTACGCTAGAGGTGAATTAGATTTCTTCGGATTGTCATTCAGCTCTAATGCTGGTGCAACAGCATTATCATGGAGTGGTTCTGCTACTGGTGCAACAAGAACAATTACGAATGTTGTTCCCACCAATTCTGGAAACACCTCGGGTAGTGGATTAACAATTACTGTTGATGTCTTGCTTGCTGAAGGTAACTCTTCTTATGATAATGTTACCATTACCGCAAATGGTTCTGGATATCTCCCTGGTGATACTCTGTATGTCCCTGGTTCTCAGTTAGGTGGTGCTGACGGTGCTCCTGGTGGTGGAGGTGGTGGTAACGACCTCCTGATTTCTATCACTAATATCGAACCTGGAGATCCACAAATTAATATTGGAGATACTACAGGTGTTTCTGTTGGAGACGCTGTTGATCTTATTCAGAACATCAACAACCCAGGACAAATTCCTGGCGGAACTGTCGTTCAAAGTGTTGATAGTGCTACTACTATTACAATGAGTGAGGCACCAACAACTCCTGGTGCTGTTGATCTTAAAATTACAAATCAAAATTTAACATATCTCACCGTTCCAGATACTAGCAGCATTGCTACTGGATTCTTAGTGGCATATCAAAGTGGTAACGGTCAGATTATTGATGGAACTACTGTTACTGGTATTATTGATGCTACTACGGTTGAGATTTCTATTCAACCAACAACTGCTGGTGCAATGGTTGTTAACTTCGAACCAGAGTATGGTGGTGGAAATGGATTTGCATACACTATTGATAAACTAGGTGTCATTCAAGAAGTAAGTGTTATTGACGGTGGTAATGGATATTCTGTTGGCGATATTCTTGGAGTAAATCCATTTGATCTAGTTCAACCAGAAGTTTATGCAGTAACTAACTTACAAGTCGATTACATTACTTTTGTAAGTAATGTAATTCCAGATACAACTTTCTCAGTTGGAGATCAAGTTAGAGACGCTGGAGGAGCAATTTTAGCTTCACAAGTCGATGTATCAACAACTGTAGCAGCTGCTGCGGATGGCGTTTATTCTGGCGTAGCACAAATTGCAACATCTGGAAATGGTGTTGGTGCTACATTTGATATTCAAAGAGATAACACTGGTGCTGTTCTTTCTGTCGTTATTACAACGGGATCCGAAGGAAGTTTCTATGCAAATGGTGATACTATCACTCTTCCTGGTGCAGCAGTTGGTGGTTCAACTCCAGCAGACAATATTGTAGTTTCTGTTACAAGCATTACAGATGCTGGAGATCCAGTAACTGTAAGAAAGGTAAAATCGTCTGGTGGAACGATTGATTATATTATTATCGATACATTTGGATTTAATGATGGAGGAGTTCTCGTAAAAGATAATGCTCCAGCAGTTGGATATGATATCGACACGGTTACTCTTGAGTATCGTTATTATATTGACTTGAATGATGGCAATGGAGCTCAACTAACTCCAAGTTGGACTATGTATGCTGGTAATAGCTATCAGTTTGATTTGAGTGATGGATCGAATGGTTCTCACGTATTTGCACTATCTCAGTTTAGAGATGGTATGTGGGGACCAAGTAGATTTGAGGGTGTGGTAACTACACTGTCAACAGTAAGTCCTGTCATTACCGTCAATACAACTACAGGCATTCTTCCTGGAATGGTAGTTGTAAAAGAAGAAGGTGATGGTATTCTTGCTGATGGCACTACTGTTGTTAGCGTCGATGGTCCAACACAGTTAACACTAAGTTCTGCTGGAACTACTGCTGGTGATATTACTGTTACCATCATGGGTGCAGAATATACAACTGGTGTAACTAGAGAAGGTGATACTTTAACTATCAAAGTATCAGAGTCTACACCAACTCTTTATTACTACTGTGCTACTGATAATGTAGATCACATAAATGAAGGTGGTGAGGATAACGAGGAAGCTGTATTAACTATTGATCCTGTAAACACAAAGACGTTTGGATCTGGATTCCAGTTGCTTGTTACTGATGTATCAAGAGAAGAAATTGTTAAAGGTGAAGTTCTAACGGGCGAATTCACTTGCGCCCTTCTAACAACACAAGATATTAATTCTCCAGAGGCAACAATCAATGCCCTAACAGGATCTACGGTTGAATCTGGAACTAGTGTTACAACACCACTATTACAACCATCTTCTGGAAACCTAGATATTGCAGTTAAAGTTCCAACAGTTGATAGTGTCAATATTAATGCATTAAATCTAAACTTTGGTGCGGTTGCATTCATTGATTGTCAAGTTGGAGACTTTACAACTGCTGGTTATGTAAGCACCCCCGAAGTCAGGATTGGATCAAACTTAAAGATTGAAGATGTTACATCTTCAATTACTTCTTTCAACACCCAGGATATTAATTTTATCCCAGACTTAGGAAGAATTGTTAATATTGATACTGTTACTGCACTTGCCGTTCCTGTTGGCAACACCAACGAAAGACCACCAGCTGGTATCGTATTGGATGGATGTATTCGTTTTAATACAGAAACAAATCAATATGAAGGTTACTCATCAGCAACCCAAGCATGGTCTTCTCTTGGTGGTGTTAGAGACCTAGATGGCAATACATATATTCTCGCAGAAGAAACTATTGGTGCCAATGATAACACTTTATGGTTTATCAACGATGATGTGAATACTATCAAGGTATCACCACAACATCTTGAATTCGTTAACATGAAGAAAATTCGTTCTGTTAACGTAACCGCACCAGATTATGCTAATTGGAATGCCAACACTCCTGTGTTGGTAGGCGAGTATCTCAAGTATAAGAACAATCTTTATGAAGTTACTGTAGCTGGAACCACAGCAACTACTGGCAACGAACCAACCCATACCAGTGGATCTGTTATAAATGGTTCTGCAGAACTTACTTACTGGGGTCTAGCAGTTGCTCCACTAACATTTGAAGATATTGAAGAATTGAGAGTTGGTCCTACTGGTAGTCTTCCTTTGGTAATCAATGGAGATTTAAGACTACTACAAAACAAAGTAACTACAGATGTCAATGATCTTATTCTTCAACCAAATGCTGGTAAGAAAGTTACTATTAGTGCTGAGACTACATTAACTCTTCCTGTAGGAACTGACGCACAAAGAGGAACTGCGGAGCAGGGTGGTATTCGTTTCAATACATCATCACTGCAATTTGAAGGTTATGATGGAGCGAACTGGGGTTCCCTTGGTGGAGTTAAAGACGTAGATCAGAACACCTATATTATTCCAGAACTTTCCCCAGGTTCGAATGAAAATGTTTTATACTTCTTTAACGATAATAACAATACACTCCAGTTAACAACTACTGCTCTTGATTTCTTCGAAGTTGATACTATCAGATCCGTAACTTCAGCAGAGTTTGAAATTACTGCTAATTTGATGACATTCAATCAAGCAGAAACAACACTTGATAACACTGCAGCAGATAGAACATTCCTCCATACTAGCAAGCAATACTTTGATCTAGGACTTTCATCTGGTGTTAGTGTCGATCCTGTCCTACGATTGGATGATCAAGGTGATGTTTATCTGAATACTACATTTGGAACTGGAACATTCACTGGAGTTAAAGTATTTGATGGCGAGTTGAAAGAGTTTGAGTTAGCAGATGTAAAGATCCTTACTGAAAAGATCACTCTCGTCAAGGGAACTTCTAACAATGGCAATTCTATTCTTTATAACACCACAGTAGAGAAAGGAGCAAAAACAACAGTTGTTGCAGAAAATCCATCTACTGGCGAAAGAGAGTTTATTGAGTTCGGTGTTATAGATAATGGTGTTGACGTATATCATAGTGAGTATGGTAACCTAAGAACAGGCAACCAGTTAGTTATCCCAACATTTGAAATTACACCACAGAATGAAGTCAGAATTAATATTGAGTTGGGTGCAGACGTTGCTCCAACAGAGTCTGTAATTATTACCTTTGTTTCAAACATCACTAAGAGATAAAAAATGGCAACTACAAGAGAAAAGTTTGACTCTGTTGGTGGATTTTCTATCGACAAGACCGTCGTTGTTGACGAGCTTAGAAATGCAAAAGATCTAAACACACTAGAGATCAAGAATTCATTTTATTCGGATAGTAAGATTACCAATTACATTTTGCGAGGACTGAATACTTCAGTATTAGCATTGGATGATGTTGGAACTCAAATTACAATCGATACTAACACATTAAACTTTATCACGGGACATATTATTTGTGCAAATCCACAAGGAACAGTTCTTTCTTTGAAAATTGAAAGCACATTATTCTGCGATGCCGTTGGAGCAACTTCAGTTCTTTCTAGCATGACAACTGTCATCAAAGATGATATTCCATCTGGACAAACATGGGATATTCAACCACTAGGATCTACCAATAGATTTAGTTACACTACAACCAGAGCAGGAACAACTAATAATTTGAAGTGGGTTGCTTCTACTCAAGTTGTCAGCATCACTTGGCAGTGATGCTAAATATAAAAGAGGATAAACGGGTCAGGAGCTAGTTGGCACCATGAGTTTTAACATTAATTCCGATAAAGAAAGTATTAGAGGTTCTAAACCGCAGATTATCGGTGATAATGAGGTTACTATTAGAAGTGGAGTAGATGCTTCTGAAAGGGAAATTCTACGAGCACAATTAGATTCCGAAACGAGTTTACCTCGTGTTGGTATTAACAGAACGGGACAGCGTGTAAACAATATCGATATTGTTTCTGGTGGTTCTGGATACACTGTTGTCCCAACTGTAACAATTGATCCTCCAACAACTGCTGGTGGAGTTCAAGCACTAGCTTCCGCGTTTATCTTCAACGGAAGAGTAGTTAACATCGCTATCAATAATCCAGGTAGTGGATATACACAAACACCAAATGTAGTAATTACAGGTGGAAATGGTGCTGGATGTATTGTTCAAGCATTTCTAGATACCGTTGATTTTGAACTTGATATTAACGGTGCTATTAGAACTTCTACGTCTATCATTTCGGACACGGCGAGAATTCTAAACTTGGATATCGATAACTTCGTTACTCCAGATGCTGCATTCAGAGGTCCGAACCTAAAAACATTTATTAATAACACAGGTATTCCCTGGGCTGACAACGTTATTATCCAGAAAGATTCTTACAGATACTTTGGAGCTAACGTTTATCAAGCATTAAATTCAGGTCAGACTGGAGATCTAGCACCAGAACACATAGATGGCATTGAGCTCAATGGCGAAGTTCAATTCAAGCACATTGGTTTCCGTGTAGTAGATACTAATGCTTTTGGTTATAACGAAACTGGCGATGCTGGTGTATTCCCACGCTCAATTACTCCACTACTAGGCGATAGATCTGATAAGATTGCTACAACAGAATACGTTCTCAACCTAGCAACAAATGACGTTGGTGGTCGTATCTATGTTTCACAGCAGATTGGTAGTGACCTAAACGATGGTCGTTCTGCTGTAAATCCCGTTAGAACAATCAAGAAAGCATGTCAGTTGGCATGGCAAACTCCTGGTGTCAAAGAAACTATTATCGTTTCTGGTGGTGATTATGTAGAAGACAACCCAATTTCAATCCCACCAGATGCTTCTATTGTTGGTGATAACCTTCGTTTGGTAATCATCAGACCAGCTAATCCTGGTAAGCACATCATGAAGTTCGGTGATAAGAACTATATTATTGGTGTAACTTATAGAGACTTTATTGACTCTAACGGAGACCCAGTTCATACCTGGGACTTTGCTATGGTCTTTGACGATAAGCAAAAAATTGTTATCGACAATGAAGTCAATGGAGACTTTGGTGTAGAATTCCCAGTCGGACATCAGGTTTTTGGACCACAACAATATAGAATTGGTTTCCAGAATAACACTGGTTTGTCTGCTCTACAAACTGGATTAGAGATTGTAGGTCAGAACCAAGGTGGTAGAGCAAATATTATTGGAGTAGATTTTGCATCAACTACAGGTGCAAATGCTTATGTTGCAGGAACTATCGATGTAAGACTAACAAGTGGAACCGTAATCGAAGGTGAAGTTTTTGATTACATTACTTCTGGATCTCAGGGATTAGCAATTACTCCAACTGCAAATATCCTTCTTCCAGATAACTTCGTTAGATTTAACGTAGATCCTACTACAGAATATACCGATGGTAGGTATGTGTATCTTGATATTGTTCCAGCAACTGGTTCTCCTTTTGCTGGTTACTATCAGGTTGTAGATACAGATGATACCGTCCCAGGACAATGGGACGTTCAATTTGTCCCTGTATTGGGATCACCAAGTTGGAATGATTTTAATGGTGGAACCATTACTGGATATGCAGCAACTGTAAATGTTGAGTCATTTGACTCTATCACTCTCGAATCAATTAGAGCTGAGGGCGAAGTAGTATCAGTTGATGATGATGTTACTTCTACTCTGCCTATTGTAAGAATTGACTTCTCACTTCAGGGAGATCCTTCCATTGCAGAGGGAGGTTTCCAAAGTGAACAGTTTGGCAATGCTGAAGATCTCGGTGGTATTGTTTTCTATACGAGTGAACTAGTTGGTAGAACTAACACACATGAATTAAGAGAAGGTCAAGAAATTGAGATCCTTGGTCTACCAACTTCAAATCCAGACCTATCATTCTTGATGGGCAAACAAAGAATTTACAAAGTTCTTGAGGATGCTGATGGTAGAGCAAGAAGATTTGTCATTCCAAAGAAAGCTCCAACTATTACTGATGCAAACTTTGATCCAGGTCAGTTTGCAGAAGTTAAATCATATTCTAAAGTAATTACTCTTACACTTCTAAACTCACCAAACACATTCCCACTATCTACACCAGTAGAAAGAAGATATCAGGATGCGTGTGTATATATCAGAAACAACAGGGACTTTATTGCTGACGAAGTTGTAAGAAGAATCAACGATGAGTTCAAGAAAGAATATTTTGCAGTATACAACGTCAGTGGAAATTCATTCGATATTTACTTAGGACCATCAAGATTCGAGCACATTTATGATGCTGCAAATCCAACTGGCACAGTATCCTTTGGCGGATCCACATACAATATTACAAACTTCTTATATGATACTTCAGTAACTGGTGTTGCTACAATCACTACCGATAACCCAGTAGCTGGACTTGCAGAAGATAGCACTATTAGACTTGCCGATCTAGAAGTATCTTGTGATAATGGAACTAAGGTATATCCAAGTTTCAATATTCCAGTAAGTGACGACCAGTGCCGTCAGGACATCGTTCATTTCCTCAACGCTCTTGTAAGAGACCTCGAATTTGGTTCGAACCATAACATTATTGAGGCAGCAGAGAAGTATATTGTTGGTGCTAAGATTGACTACGTTGAGAATGAAATTATTCAAACAGTTCGTGCAATCGAGTATGCTAGAGAGTTAGCAATCTATGCAATGTGTAACTGGAGAACTGGTGATAGAAGACCAGGAGATCCAGTATACACTCCAAGGTATTCATCACTCACTCGATATTTTGATGACAGTGTAATTACTGCAACTGCAGGAACACCTGCTTGTGATGATGTAAGATCTGCTATTGACACACTATCCTATCTATGGGTAGATGTTATTGCTAATAATACATCTGGAACATTCTTGGATGGTGCATATCTAATCGCAAGAAACAGAGATCTAATTGCAGACCAGGCACTACTAGACACCGAACTTGCATATCCTTCACTAGGATTATCTGATATTAACCAGAGAAAGTGTCGTAGAGACATTAACTATGTTCTTTCTGGATTGATCAGAGACCTTGCTCTAGGAGGCAACAGCGGCATCGTAACAGCAGCTGAGGCATACTTTACTGGAAGTGCTTTGACTGGCATTCCAGAGGCACAGAGAGACGAGACAATCTATGCATTCCAACAAGCATTTGGATACGCGCAAAATGCAATTCAGAATTGGGTATTACCAACTGACATTGAAGAAGTAACTCCAACTAACGCAACATACAATTCCACCACAGGAATTGTTGATATTACTCTCCCAACACCCAATACAATTCCACAAGGTTTAACTGTAGGTCAAACTGATAGAATTGCTTTTAAAGAAGGTGCTCTAACATTTAACTGCACCTCAAATGGTGGTGGAGATCTCGCAAGTCCAACACCAACAGATAGAAACTATGGTAAGAGTCTTCCCATTATTGATGTAGTCAATCTTGGTGGAACAATTCGTATTAGATGTGATGTTGGAGATGCAGGATCCGCAACTGGTGTAGCACACACATTCGTAAGTGCTCTTACAAACGGAACCGTTCTAATCTTCAATCCAATTGAAACCACTTCGCCAATTCCTAAGTTCGAAGATTGGAACATTCTGATTGATCCTATTCCAAACAGATGTGCTCAAGTAGATCTAGCTATTGGAACCTCACTAGGAACTCTAGTTGATATCCTCAATGGAACTACTCTTCCTGGAGAGACTACAGTAAATACAGGAACTCTGTATAATACTTCAAATATTATCACGTATCCAGACGCTTATATCTACGATCAAGATAACCAGAGAATGGCTATCCGTGGATATTATGATGACTATCCAATCATTGAAGCATCACCATATACCCAGAACTCTTCCGTTATCTCCTTCCTAGGTGGTGGCGGTGCCCTGGTCGATGGTTCTAAGGTTAAGCAACCCAACTGTCCTTTCCCTGGTCTAGAACTAGACGGAACTGCTTCTTATCCTAATCAGGGTAAGTCGATGGTTGCATCCGCGTTTACCATCGTCTCCTTTGGTGGCACGGGATACAAAGTTATTGAAGATGGTTACACTCAGTTGGTTTCTGTCTTCGTTATCTTCTGTGCTGATGGTGTTCTTGCTGAGTCTGGTGGTTACTGTTCTATCACAAACTCCGCTACCAACTTCGGTCAGTTTGCTCTAAGGGGTGTTGGATATAGAAAAGATCCATATGAGTTTGATATTGCAACTATCACCAATGTTTCTGCAACTCCAACTGGAAGAACAATTCTTACAGTTAATGGTCTTGGTAGAGAACCACTGGAGCACTATGTTGTCAAGATTGATGGTTATGAAAATACAGGAAAAGATGATGGTGTTGAATACTTCATCGATGCGGTTGGTGCTGTAACAGTTGGTCCTCCTTTCTCTGCTCAATTAACAATTGACGATGGCACTGGTGGTGCCATGGATCTAACCGATATTTCAACTGGCAACCCAGTATCTACTGGTGTTCTTGTTGGAGCTACAATTAACCTACACAGACCATCTATCGTCAACTCTTCCTCACACACCTGGGAATTTGCTGGTTCTGGAACTAACTATCTTGCTCTACCAGAAAACGGTGGAACCAAGATCGAAGCTAACGAGCAAGTTTCTGAAAACTACGGTCGTGTATATGTTTCTGGAACTGACGAACTTGGTGACTTCAAGGTTGGAACATTCGCAAGAATTGAAAACAGAACTGGTAACATTACCTTTACTGGAACGGTTACCATCTCGGAAGTTGAATTCTTGAAACTGAAAGGTGGCGATGTTGTTGTTACTGGTTTCGATGCATCCAACACTCTTGGTGGCGCTAATTCCACTGACTCCAAACTACCTACCCAGAAGGCAGTTAAGGATTATATCACCAACAACCTCGGTCCATACATCAACAAGCCATATTCAACTAACGCTGTTCCTAGAGCACTGGTTGAACTTACTGATTCTGGTAAGATCTCAATTGACCAGATCCCAGCACTCAGACCATTTAGTGTTTACACTGTTGCTAACCAGACAGAAAGACTTGCTATTGAAGGCGCACTTGCTGGTGACATTGCTATCCAACAAGATACCACAACATCATACATTCTGAATAATGATCTAGACAGTTTGTTCCTAGGATTTGCTGTTGATCCAACACTACAGTTTACTATTGGAGATATCTTCACTGGTAGCGTAAGTAACGGTCGTATTCAGGCAACTGAATATAGAGAAGGTGTTTTATACAGAATTAATATTACTGATGGCGGATCTGGATACACTTCACCACCAACTATTACTATCTCTGGTGGTAACCCTGGTCTAGGTGCAGTTCAAGCTGCTGCAACTTGCACGATCGCAAACGGTGAGGTTGTTACTGTTGATATTATTAACTTCAATGGATATAAGGGTGGTAAAGGATATACTACGGTTCCAACAGTAACATTTGCTGCTCCAGCTGGCGGTGGAACTCAAGCAACAGGAACAGCATTGCTTGAGAGTAGACTTTATGGTGATATTGTAAACAGAATCTCTATTGAAGATACTGACAACATTGACAGTAGTGATATTCCAGCAGTCACTGTTAATGTCAACAGAGTTCAAAATACATCTGCTTCAGATAGCAACAACTGGGTATCTCTATCTTCCAACCAGATTGCAGCATCGGATATTGTATCTGGTGTTATTGAAACGGACAGACTTGCTACTGGTGGTGCTGCAAACTCCTTCACATTCCTCCGTGGAGACCAGAACTTCGCATTGGCAGTTCAGTCAATCAAGGGATCAGAGAAGAGATACTTTGATAAACTATACAGTCAGGCAAACAGTGGAACTAGTCAACTAATCTTTACAACAAATTCCGATGTTCTAATCGGTCATGAAGTAGTTGCTAATGTTGCTGGCATTCAAGCAAATACAAACATCACTGGAGTTCTAACTACTGGTGGTCTAACAACCATCTCACTTAACAACCCAATCACTCAAACCATTCCAATCAACACAATCATTGAGTTTGAGCGTGGTGATTCGCCAATGGTATTTGAGTCTTCATATACTCAGGGTGGTTTCGTTGATGATATTGTTATCTCAAACGGTGGTGTTGGATTTACCAACGGTCAGTATTTCGATATCGAACTGACTGGTGGAACTGGAACTGGACTCAGAGCAAACATTATCGTTTCCAATAATACAATCAGCAGCATCACTGTTACTGATGGTGGTTCTGGATATAACGCTGACTTCTCAATTACAGTAGAACCTCTAGAACTAGGAACTGGTTCTGGAATGGTCTTAGAAGCTAAGATCTCTACTGTTAATAGACAGTATGCTAACGTTTCTATTGACGTTGCAAGAGTAACAGATCTCACCATTTCATCTGACCTCTATGGAACTATTGGTGTTTCCAGATTTAAGAAAGCACAGTTCAATCTTGGTCAGGCAGGAAATGGATCTGTCGAACTTAAGACTGGACCAGATAGCGGACTAGATGCTGACCTACTTGATGGCGCACAAGGTTCCTTCTATCTAAACTCCACTAATCAGAACGCAGGAACACTTCCAACGGATCGTCTTGCTGGCACATACAACATTGCGATTTCGGGTCAGTCAGCAAACACGATTAGATTGCTAACGGGTCAGAACAACCCAACATCTAACCCATCTCCAAACTCATTCCAGGCTGGTATTGTTTCTAACACAGTAAACAATAACTCAAACGGTCTTGAGACTGCATTCCCATCTGTCACCGCAGGTCAGGGATCTACTAAGCACTTGGTTCTAACTCTAAGAAACGGTGCTTCTGGTCTTGATGCATCTTCTGGTGGTGTAAGACAACTTGCATTTGCAGATGATGACAGCATGTATCTCCGTGGATCTGGATCTGGTGTTACCACATTCGGATCATGGGCGAAAGTTTGGCATTCATTAAACGATGGTGTTGGTTCTGGTCTTGACTCAGACAGACTTGATAACAAGCAAGGAACTTGGTATCAGAATGCTCTGAATATTAACTACGGAACACTTTCTGATAATAGACTACCAAGATTTATCAGCGCCCATGCTGTCAGAGATTCACTACAGATCAAATCATATAATGGTGATCCAAAGTATAGAATCTACATTTCTGGAAGAATTCTAACTACTTCACCATTTGTCCCAGGACAATCAGTAAACCTATACAATGCTAACGCACAGGGAACTGGAACTATTGAGATTGATAACATTGTTACTAACAATGATACTGTCGATAACTTCAATGATTATACAATCATCGAAGGTAGACTATCTACTGGTAACTTTGTTGGCGCACTAACGATCGGAACCGCAACTCAAAGAGAAGAGTTCCAAGACTTTACAATCATGGATAGCAACACCATTCTGGTTGCTGAACTTGAGAGTGATTCTGGAACTGCTAACCTAAGATTAGGTAGAAAAGATGGAATTCAATCTTCTCCTGGTGTATACTTCAACTCTTCTCAGCTAGCAGCAAACTACAACGCTGCAATTATTGCTTCGGGTGGTAATGCTACTGACGGTTCAGGAACGCTAAACGCACAGGTTGCAAACGCTAATGGATTAAGCGTCAATGGTAACATAGTTTGGAACGCTGGAAATATTACATTCCAGTCATCAAATGTTGCCAACACTGCTGTTAAGCGTGATGCGAATGGCAACTTCTCTGCTGGAACAATTACGGCATCTATCACTGGTGCTGCTTCACTGAACGTTCTTAAGGCAGGCGACACCATGACTGGTTCGCTAACCCTAACTGGCACTGGTTCTAACCTAAGTGTTCAGGGAACATCAACACTAACAGGCAATGTCACTATGACAAATGACCTGAAAGTTGATGGAACTACCCTTTACGTTGATAGTGCAGATAATAGAGTAGCAGTTGGAAATACCAATCCACAAAAGAAAGTTGATGTTCAATCAGGTGATAATGATGGACTAATTGTTTCCAATGCTCTTGGAAGTAATAATAATGGTATTGGTCTTGTAATGGGAAGCTCCACTCCATGGATTGACTTCAAGGGTGGTAGATTAGACATCAAGCTTAATAGCACTCTTGGAACATGGAACTCTGGAAACTACAGAGTAATGACCTTGCTTCAGGATGGAACATCCAACACATCAGGCAAGGTTGGCATCAATACCATCTCACCAAGTGCTAATTTCCACGTAACGGGTAATTCGATTTTAGCGACTGCTGCATCCTATGATATGGATTCGGTAGCTAATAGTATATTTGCTGGATCAATTAACGTATCTGGTTGGGGTCTGACTGCTGGTATTGGAGGTAAGGCAGGAACTGGTGATGTATGGGGTGTTGGAACAAATGGTTCTAACTTCTACATGGGTTATGGTGATGGAGCATCGAATGATTCTGTCAAAACATTCCTGAGAGTTGATAATTCTAGAAATGTTTATCTTGCAGAAAGTCAAGGTGGTGTTGCCATTAGCACTAATGTTCTCTCTGGAACAGATCCAGAGACTAGCGAAAACAGAACCTACGTTCTGAACGTTGGTGGAGATATGAACATCAACGGTCAGTTGTTCCAGAACAACGCCGAGTTCGTAACCTCCAGATGGACTGAAGCATCTAACCAAGCAGATATCTATAGACTATCTAGAGTTGGTATCAATAAGGTTGATCCCACATTCACATTACACATTGACGGTTCTGTCAATATTGAAGGAAGCACTGATGCTGGTAACAGAGTTCTCTATGCTAACGGTGAGAAGCAGTGGTTGGATAAGTGGGGTGTATTTAAAGCGAACAGAAACTTCGTTGAAGAAAATGTCACAATTCCTGCAAATACAAACTGCGTAACCGCTGGACCCATCACTATAAATAATGGAGTAACTGTAACCATCAACAGTGGTGGTAACTGGGCGATTGTATAACGAGGATTTATGGCTGGTATTCTAAAGGTAGACCAGATCCAAAACACCGCTGGTGTTAATATTATGGATCTGCAAAATGATAATTTACGTATCTGGAATGGAAGTAGTTATGAACCATTTTCTGTTCCAGGTGCTTTAATTAGTATCGATGTGTTTACATCCCAGAATGGTAATTGGGCAGATCGCTCTACCGCTGGAGGTTCTGGAACATGGACTAAACCACCAGGATGTAGTCATGTTTTAGTATATGTCACTGGTGGAGGCGGTGGTTCTCGTGTAAATGACAATAACTATCGTGGTGCTGGCGGTGGTGGCGGAGCTACTGCTATTAAGTATATCGATGTTTCTGCTGTAAACAGCGTTAACTATACTTATGGCGGTGGCGGTGGATATGCTAGAAATGGTGGTCGCGGAGGATCTGGGGGAAGTAGTTCTTTTGGTTCTTACTGCACTGCAACTGGCGGACAAGGTGGATACACCGATAACCCATATGAGGGTGGAAGAGGAGGAGATGCTTCGGGTGGAGACATCAATCTTCCTGGTGGTCCTGGTAGCATGTCTCACGGATCTAATAACGAAAACGTTGGAGGATCTTCTTTCTGGCACAAAGCTGGATCACACCACCACAATGAAAATAATGGTGCAGAAAATACTCATGGACAATGGGGTTCTGGGGGAGGTCACGGATACTATTCACAGAATGGATACGCACATAACAATAGCAACGGTGGTGCGGGTTGCGTAATCGTTTGGAATTATACTTGAGAACAATGTATCAATCACTAATCAACAAAAATAGCGGAAGAGTAGTTCAGATCATCAAAGGAGGATCTGATGCTAGATTTGATGTGCATGAAGATTTTATGTGGATCGATGGTCCATATGAATTAGCAAAAGGAACTGACGCTCCAGACTATTGGTATCATTCAGATGACCGCGAAGTCAGAAGAAGTATTCCACGTCCCACTCCATATGATCTCAATAGAAGAATGACATATGAAAGTATTGAGAATCAATTGGATATGCTTTTCCATGATATGGAAGCAGGATTAGTTCCTGGGAAAGAATCATCAACTTGGTTTGCTCACGTCAAATCAGTTAAAGATCAAATCCCCAAACCATAAATAGAAATATAGGAAAGTAGTGTAACCATGTCTCAATTAACAGTTGGAACAGTTGTTACTGGAAATGCAAGTTTAACCACACAAGGTCTGAAGCTTCCTTCCTTTAATAACGCAAGCAGACCAGCAACTCCAAACATCGGTCAGTTAATTTATAATACTGACGAGGGCAAAGCTCAAATTTGGAATGGTTCTGATTGGGACGAAGTTGGTGGTGGTATTCCAGAACCAGCAAATGAAACTAGAGGTGCTTATCTAGTATCCGATGGTGAGAATGGTGTATTCTGGGCGTATCCAGGACAGACTGTAGCATCTGCTCCTCTAACTGGATTTAGATACAGAAGTATTATTACACACGGATATCTTGTTGCTGGATATAAAGGATCTAATCCTTGGAGAACTGTTAATAAAACTTGGCACCCAACTGATATTACTTTCTATTGCGGCGAGCAGTTAACCAGAGCACTAACATATGCTGACTGCACTTGGAGTGATTACTTTGGTTACGCTCATGGTTGCGTTAATGCATTCACTGGATCTTCTAACCATACAGACTCCGTTAACTTGCACACTGGCATGAGGAGAATGTTTGGTGATACTACTGGAAACCCTGGTGGTGGAACTTATTCTCCATCTAACTATGGTTTTGAGGGTGATGACCCCAGAGGCGTTATGGGATATAACGTTGTTGGTGGTTGGAACATGCCTGTTTCTAGAGATAGAAATGCATGTGCAACAGCACAGGTTCAACAATTTGGTTACAACCTCGGCGGAGGAAATGCTGCTGTTGGTAAGTTACACTTCCCATCAGAGATTATGTATCAGGTAGGTAACTCACCTTCTGGTTCTGACCACACCGCATCTTGTGGTGATGAGAACAGATCTTGGGCATCCTTCCGTGGATCAAGACACTCTGTAGATCATTCCAATGATTCTTGGTCTGGATGGTCTTCTAACGCTGCTCCCGATGGAGTTTGTAAGTTCCTCCCTTCTAAGTATGGACATTTCTATTCTGGAACTGGAAATAATGTTACTTCACCATGGACTAAATACAGTGGAAGCAGTGGAGCTGGTCTAAAGAACGGAACTAAGGTTCGTTCTTACGGTGAAGAAAATTTTGAAATGGGTCAAGATTGGGGATACATGATGGGTCAGTATGATGGTCAGCAAAATAATCACACAACCAAGTGGGATTATACTACCGACGTTGAAACAAATATGGGTGCTGCTACCAGACCCAAAGGTCATTATGGTCAATCTTCTGGCGGTTGTCTTTCTGCTGCCGCTGCTGTTACCGCAAATAGAGCACAATAATGAGATATCTAATCATCAACGAGAAAGAAGTAAATCCAGAGCAGTATGTAAACTCTTCTGCTACTGGAGACTCTCGACTTCACTACAATGAAGTGTTTTCACTGATGCACTTTTCTTGTATTGAGGTTAGTGAAGAAATCTTCCAGGTAATCTCTAAAGAGTGGGAACACAAATTTACAGAGGTAACTAAACCTCAAGCAATTAATGGTTCTAATTTCTTTGATGAGATTAGACCATTTGGTAAGGTAATGGCAACGGTTGGAGATGCAGGTTGGGCTTGGACTCCTGCTAACGATGTTCTCAAAGTTCCCGTTGAGATGACACCAGCAATCACCAAAGAAGTTGTTGATTTCAAGATTGCTTTTGCAAAAGAAATTATTGAAGATGAGTATAACACTCGTTTCAAGAATCTCAAGAGAACTTCAGATCTAGAAGTTGCCTCTTGGGAAATTCAAAAGCATGAAGCAAGAGAGTGGCTGGCATATCGCGGTGCAGATGGACATAGAACACCATTCCTAGATTATCTTGCTACCGAAAGACAGATTGATAAAGATACACTTTCCAATAAAATTTTAGAAAAAGCAGAATTGTGGGAAGATGAACTTTCAACTATGCTAGTTAGTTATCAAAAACTAGTAAAAGAATTTGAATCATGCGATAATATTTGGGACCTAAATACATTATACGAAGATTACTTCGGTATTATGATGCCACAACGTCAAGCGATTGATATGGGCAGAACAATCTCTGAGGAAGATTGGGACCGCAAACCTGAATATGAATTAACTCCTTATGTCTATAAATTCTGATGCTGATCTTTCGGACATTATTTCCGATGTAAAAAATATTGTAAGTTCCAATACGGGTGAAATTAATCTTTCCAAATCATTCGTAGACGAATTTAATTTAAATAACAAGGACTTTGAAGTTTTAGAAGGAAGTCTTCGCTTTAATAGCGGAATGACTAAGTATCAATGCGAGCATTTTGTTGCTGATACTCAACTAACTCCATGGAGAAAAGTCCGTCAAGCTTTAATGGAACTTGAGGTTAGATATCATGCTTATATTGAAAATAGGCACAGTCTAAGGAAAGCAGAAGTTCTAAGAAAAAAACTTATAATTAGTAAAGATCAAGAACCAGATGAGTTGAATAAAGAACTCATTCAAATTGATATGGAGAAAAATGATTATGATATCTCCATTTGGAAAAGAAAACTACGCCAATCAGAATTAGAACTCAAGTATTTTCTTGATGTTGTAGAAAAATATGTAGATGATGATCATCCACTAGAATACTTCCTAACAGAACAGCACGAAGAAGAAAGAGTATATTGGATTGCTCGCATGGGTAGACAAGCAGCAATGGATATTGTTTCTTACGGAAGAATTGGATCTGGCAATATGACATCGATTATGGATATGCCAGAGGAAGATCAAGTTGAAGCTCTTGGTATTGCCGTCAAGTATTCTGGTATGATTGGTGGTGGTATCGATAAATTAAACAAAATGATTGCTCCACAGATTCAAGCACAACTTCGTGAAGAAGGTATTGCACTACCAAAACTAGAGCATCATAAATATTCAGGACAGCTTCACTTAAAATCAGGAACAGAAAATGGCAAACCAGAGGCATCTTGAACTATTGGCAATTTGCCACCATGCAATCTTACAAAGATATCCAGAGACTAAAAAACTGGATGATTTGAATAGAGATAAAATGTTTGAATTAGCAGAAAGTAACAAGTATATTCTGGATGCTAATCCAGAAGCAGAGCACATTTATATGGAGAAAGTGATTGTAGATTATGGCGATTTTCTCAATTCCAATCAACACTAAACTATCAGAAGAGTTTGTAGAAGGAATTTTTATTCCATTCTTAAAAGAATACAAGCATCTAATTTATGACATGTATTTCACATGTCGTATGCCACCATTCACCCAAGATGCTATGGGTGATACAATTGATGGCGATATTAGAGAAACTACATTTAATGCTCTATACATTTCAGAACAAACTGGAATTCCTCTTTCTGCTACTTTCAATAATATCCAGGTGACTCCAACCCAGGAGAACCTGGATATTTTTATTACAAACTTTAGACCACTGTATGATGCTGGAGTTCGCATTGTAACTTTACCTCATACCTCCTGGGTGATGACAGGTCAGATTCAAAAAGAATTTCCAGAGCTGTTTATTAAGAACACTATTCTCAGAGAAGTAACTAGACCAAATGAGATTGTCAATCTTGCAAAGGCAGGATTCCATTACATCAATCTAGATAGAGATCTCATGCGTGATAGAGATCAATTGAATAAGATCATGGAAGCAAAGGAATACTGTGCTTCCATTGGAAAACCAGTTAAGATCTCTTTGCTTGCTAATGAGTGGTGCTGGGGTGGTTGTCCCATCATGCCAGAACATTATCATTATAATATGCAAAGAGGTTCACAGGATCCTCAGTATTTTAATAGCGATATCAGTAGGGTATCTTGTTCTAGTTGGGATGAGTATGATCCAGCCACGGCACTTAAAGCAGCGACTCTCCCACCATGGAGAAAAGATTGGGAAGAGTTTATTGATTTAGGAATCGATGTGTTTAAAATGCACGGCAGAGAAAATGCCATGCGTCTATCAGAAACAATTGATATTATTAAACGTTGGGAATCTGGTGATGAACTCTTATACCCACAGTTTAATGATT